CAAAGGATAGGTTTGGTCTTGTAACGATTGAGGGTGTTGATTACCAGATTGTGGATATCGGACTTCGAATGTTGGAACCACGAGAGTTATATGGATGCCAGGGATTTCCAGATGATTACATTATTGATCATGATTATACTGGCAAGATATATCCAAGAACGGAACAGGTAAGAAGGTGTGGCAATGCGGTATGCCCACCGATACCGGCTGCACTTGTGAGGGCAAATCTTCCGGAAATGTGTATTGCAAGAAGAACAGCAAATATGAGAGTAGCAGAGGGAGCAAATGGACAGTTGATGTTTGCGTAGGAGGTAGATATGGAACAGGAACAATTTGACTTCTTGGAAGATATTGAGATAGACAAGCCGGACGTGGAATTCCAGAAGTGGAAAGATCAGAAGCGTGAAGCAAAAAGCCGGATGATTGCCATGCAGTATCAGCCATATGAGGTAAAAAAGAAGCGGTCAGAACTCCGGGCAATAGAATTTCTTCAAGAGATGGATAAACGTGGGAAAGTAGCGCATGTCAGTGTTGGTGGACTTGATAGCATTACATTGCATGTGTTCTTGAAATCTATCGGAATTGACGTACCGGCAATATCAGTATCAAGTCTGGAAGATGCAAGTATTCAGAAAGTGCACAAAGCGCTTGGTGTGACAATTCTGCATTCATATAAGACAAAGACACAGGTATTGAATGAGGTTGGATTTCCGGTAATCAGTAAGCGTATAGCTGGTAAGATTGCATTGTTACAGAATCAGACGGAAAAGAATAAAACGGTCAGACATGCGATTATTACAGGTGAATGTGGAGAACTCGGACATTTTCAGAAGAATAGTCGGATGAAACTGCCGCAGAAGTGGTTGAAATTGTTTGGAGGATATGAAAACGAAAATGAAGGAGTGAATTATCAGAAACCGAATTTTAAGGTATCAAATGATTGTTGCTATTGGCTCAAAGAGAAGCCTTGCGATGATTGGGCTAGGGAACATCAGAGCTATCCGTATCTTGGAATGATGGCGTCGGAAGGTGGACAGAGAGAAGAAGCGCTTACCGATCACGGATGCAACTACTATGGAAAAACCACAATGCGATCAGCTCCGTTTGCTCCGTATATGCGAAATGACATATTAAAGCTGGCATTGGAAATGGATGATTGGTATCACAAAAACATGGATGTGTTTGAGAAGTTGTACTATGAGCAACCTTACAGCAAAGACAAGAATGGAAATGTAATACCATATGAGCCGGTGGATAGCATTATACCGGATATTTACGGCGATGTAGTACAGGATCAGTGTGGAAATCTTCGGACTACTGGAGCACAGCGAACCGGATGTAGTATGTGTGGCTTTGGCATTCATATGGAGAAAAGGCCGCATAGATTTGATAAATTGCGAGAACGTAACCAGAAAGAATGGGAGTATTACATGTATCGGTGTTGTACAGATCCAGAGACTGGAGAGAAATATGGCTGGGGAAGAGTTCTCGATTACATAGGCGTTCCGTGGGAAGATTACCCAGCAATTCAGATGGAATTGCCGTTAGATCAGATGATGTAACGTCGAAATTTGTCGAACTTTGAAAATTGAATAGTGATGGTTGGAGTGGTATAATTTGAGTATCAAATATACGGGAGGATATGAAAATGAAAGGAAATGACAAATGCTTTGACTGTGGTGCGACTTTTGAATGGGGAGACGTTCCAAGAGCAAGAAATGGACAAGTTATTGCTTATATGATTCCTGATGTAAGAGCAGATATAACTGCGATTGGGCGAGAGAATGATAAAGTAAAATGGGAAGTCTTATGTACTTGTCCTAAATGTGGAACCAAAAATAAATACATTAAATTAGCATAGCGCATCTACCAACCATCATTATTCGATGGTTGGTATTTTTTTGCGCAAAAATAAAGGAGAGTGAAGTTATTGAAGAAAATGAAAGTAAAGAACTATCTGCAGCAGGTACAGAAGATTGATGCGGTGATTACAAACAAGATGATCGAACGGGAGCAGTGGCTTACATTGGCAAGCTCGTTGTCCGGTCAGACGGATGGAGAGCGTGTGAAGTCGTCAGGATCCAACCAGAAGATGGAAGATTCGGTCGTAATGGCCATCGATGCTGCAAGAGATATTGATAAGTATGTGGCAAGGCTCAGAGATGTTAAGAGCGAGATCAGCGAAGTGATTCAGCAGATTCCGGTCAAGGAGTATAACGTGTTGCACAAGCTCTATATTCAAGGCAAGGACCTTGACGATGTGGCAGCGGATAACAAGAAATCGTATTCGTGGGCGTCAACCATGCATGGAAGGGCACTTGCTCACGTTCAGGGCGTGCTTGATACATTAGAAGCTCTTCCGGAGAACAGCGGGAAGTATCGTTTTCGGAAGGGGTTGAAGCTGTGAGTGAATATCCATGCAAGGGATGCGCAAACAGGAAGGTAGGTTGCCATGGCGAGTGTGAAGGCTACAAAGCATTCGCCACGGAGCAACGGAAGAAAAATGAGTGTATTAGAAAACAGAAGGATGCTCTGAGCAATTACCTGGATATGAAGCAGGAAGTTGTGGAGCGGGCGAAAAGGAGGAGATGATGCATAGTGATGAACAAGAGAAAATCGATTCCAAAGAAGATACGGCTTTTAGTATATGAAAAATGTAACCATAGATGCGGTTATTGCGGTTGCGAGATCGAATATAAGGATATGCAGGTAGATCATGCAAAGCCGCTTAGAATTGGAGGGGAAGATGATATATCAAATTACATGCCAGCTTGTAGGAGCTGCAACCACTATAAAGCCACTTTAGATGTCGAGGGATTTCGAAAGTATCTTTCAGAAATACATAAAAGGCTTATGCGTGACAGCATACCTTATCAAGTGGCGGAGCGGTTTGGAATCGTTAAGTATGTGTCTGACGATGTAAAATTCTATTTCGAAGAATTGAGAGGTGAAGAAAATGATTGAAAAGCCATTATACAGAAGCACACCAACAATGGGAAATTATGAAGATTACATCATCGAGCATAATTACACAAATGGTTGGAATGACGCTATGGATTTTATTTTCCCAGAAGCAAAAGAGAAGCGTGAAAAGGAAAGAATGAAGAAGAATATATCCATAGTCAAATAAGCACCGAAAGGAGAGAACATGGAAGATAGATATTTATTCAAGGCGAAGAGAGTTGATAATGGAGAATGGGTATATGGAGTTCCTTTTGAAATCGAAGGAAAAACCGTAATTCTTATAAGCGACAATGAAAATATATTAAGAGTTCATTATTTGGAAGAAAATATGTGGGAGGCTGACATATATGCTATTGAAGTCAACCCGTCCACCATCTGCCAATGTACCGGCTTGAAAGACAAGAACGGCAAGCTGATTTGGGAGAATGATATTTGCGACAGAAAAGAAGAATATCCGGAAATAGTAAAATATAATAATGGCGATTGGACGCTTGATTATAGTTATTCAAAAGGCAAAGAAAGCGGATATTGTTGCTGCAATTTAGGGTTTTATGCGCTTGAACGAAAGTGCGTTGAAGTTATTGGCAACATCTTTGACAATCCAGAGTTATTAGAAAGCGAGGGATAATATGACAGAAATTGAAGCTATCAAAGAACTGAAATATGATTGTAATGAACTTGGTAAAGCAATCCCTTGTGATACTTCATGGGGATGTTCTTTTGAAAATGCTTATGAAATGGCAATACAGGCACTTGAAAAGTAAATTCCTAAGAAACCGCTATATATTGCAAATTTAGGTTGTACAGCATTATGGTTATGCCCAGTATGCGAAAGAAGAATAATCAGAAGTGATTTAGTTTACTGCCATCAGTGCGGACAGAAATTAGATTGGAGTGATGAAGATGAGCGAAGCTGAATATATGGAAGATGGAGTGGATTATTTAGAGGAAGGATGTCAAAGACAGACTTGTGATGGCTGTATGGCTTACAATTATTGTCTGATAAAAAAACAGGAGGGCGAAGAATGAGATTGATTGATGCGGACGAATTAAAAAATGTATTAGTAAAACACTTTGATGCTTATTTTAACGAAAATGGCAGACTTATGTATAGCGACCACATATGCACAAGCGACGATGTAAGCGATTTGTTTAATTTGATTGACAAGCAATCGACCGCATATGACACAGATGATGCCGTGGAGCGTTTAAAGAAAGCATCATACGAACGGTTCGGGAATGACGGCATGGGCGGAGAGCTTGTAGTTAATTTGGATGATGCAATCGAGATTGTAAAGGCAGGTGGTAAAATCTATGGGAAAGTTGATTGATCCGGAAAGATTAAAGAGCAGATTGGAAAGTTATGCTGAAACATACAAGAGTGCTGGCATGGATGTACCGTATGATATGGAGGTTGTGACGGATATCATTGATCGCAGCATTAACAGTTACAATGTGGATTATGTAGCAGAGAATGTAACGGATATGCTGGAGGGTATTGTTGACGAAAATCTGCTTGATGATGTGGTGGCATGCATCAAAAGAGGGTATAGTTTGAATACGTACACCTAAAATCAGTATCAAGATTGTGAAAAAGTTGTAATTTTTTTGACTTATTTGTATAACATGAGACGAGAAATCTGTGTTATATTTAATGTATCATAAATGGAAGTTAAAGGCATCGTGCATTTTGCATGGTGCCTTTTGCTTTATGCCTGCCGTACTCTTTAGCTGATCATATCCTCCGGTGCGGTAGGCTTTTTGTTTGGATGGATATTGTAAAGGATGGTGATTGTGATGGCTAAGCTTACAGCCAAACAGCAGAGATTCTGTGATGAATACCTGATTGATCTGAATGCCACACAAGCAGCTATCAGAGCAGGGTATTCGAAGAAAACGGCAAATAGAATCGGAACTGAAAACTTGTCAAAACTTGTAATCAGAGAATATATAGAAAACCGGATGGCGGAGAAAGAAGCGGCACTGATTGCCAATCAGGATGAGGTACTTAAGTATCTTACATCCGTGCTTCGTGGACAGAGCAAATCGACAGAGATTGTGATTGAAGGCTTGGGCGATGGAAGCACAAAGGCTCGGAAGATGGAGAAAGAGCCATCTGAGAAGGACAAGCTGAAGGCGGCGGAGCTTCTGGGCAAGCGATATGGATTGTACACCGAGAAGGTGGAAGAGAAAGTCGATATGGAATTGAATGTGACTATCGATTATGGAGATGAAGAAGATACCGGCGGTGATGCCGATTGAATCTGAATGTAAAGGCAAATCCGTGTTTCCGGGAGGTAGACCGAAGCTCGAAGCGATATATTGTGATGAAAGGCTCTGCCGGTTCAGGAAAGAGCGTTGACACAGCGCAGAACTACATTCTCCGGCTAATGAAGGACAAGGGCAGGAACCTTGTGTGTGTCCGTAAGTCAGATATCACAAACAGAGACAGCACCTATGCAGAGCTCACAGGTGCCGTGTATCGGATGTTTGGAGACAAGGCGGAGCGATATTGGAAGATGACCACATCGCCGTTGTCGCTTGAATGCCGGGCGAATGGCAACAGGATTATATTCCGTGGAATGAATGATGATAAGCAACGAGAGAAGCTTAAGTCAATCACATTCCAGAAGGGAAAGCTCACAGATGTGTGGTGCGAGGAAGCAACAGAACTGACGCAGGCAGATGTGGAAATTATAGATGATAGATTGCGTGGAGAATTGCCGCCCGGGCAGTTCTACCAGCTTAGAATGACCTTCAACCCGGTGAATAAGAATCATTGGATAAAGAAGGTCTATTTTGATAGATATGATCCGGACGTGCTGACACACCATAGTACATATCTTGGTAACCGCTTTATTGATGCGGCGTATCATCGGCGTATGATGCGTAGAAAAGAAGTAGATCCGGAAGGATACAAGATATATGGCTTGGGTGAATGGGGCGAGATAGGCGGCTTGATTCTTCATAACTGGGAAGTCACAGATGTATCTCAGAATCTGAATGATTATGATGATATCGCAATCGGTCAGGACTTTGGTTTCAACCATGCGAACGCTATCCTGCTTCTGGGTATCAAAGATGATGATATATACATTCTCGATGAGATATATGTGCATGAGAAAGAAACAGCTGAGATCATTCCGTTGGCGATTCAGCATGCTATACCAACAAATAGGACAATGTGGTGCGATTCTGCAGAGCCGGACAGAATCAAAACATGGAAAGGTGCAGGCTATCGTGCAAGAGGTGTTGACAAGGGAGGTTCTGCCGGATCTGTCAAAGCTCAGATAGACTGGCTCAAGGGCGTGGTCGATAAGAACCACGTTATACGAAGAAGAATATTTGTTGCCCCTCATTGTGTAAATACAATTAAGGAGTTGCAGCAATGGAAATGGAAAAAGGACGAACGAACAGGCGAGTATATTGACGAGCCGGTTCCAATCATGGATGATGCGATGGCGGCACTTCGATACGGCATCGAAGGATGGCGTAAGCGTCAATCATGGATTTTTTAGTTAGAAGGGACAAAGAATGTGCTTACGGTAGATGAGATTAAAAAGTTCATAGACGACGATAAAACGAGCGAGAAGAAGCGGTTTGCAAAGGTCGGTGAGCGGTATTATGACGGAGATAATGACATCAAGCAGTACCGCTTATTTTATTACAATGCAGATGGCAATCTGGTTGAAGATAAGACACGGAGCAATGTGAAGATACCGCACCTATTCTTTACGGAGCTTGTAGATCAGGCGGTGCAGTATATATTATCCGGCAATCGAAACGGAGAACGCATTGTGCGATCGGATGATCCAGAGCTCCAGAAGCATATGGATAAGTATTTCAATAACAATGATATCTTCATGGATGAGCTGGCGGAGTGCATCACAGACTGCAAGGTAAAGGGATTTTCGTACATTTATGCATACAAGGATGCGAATGACAGATATGCATTTGCTACAGCGGATTCCATGGGTGTGGTTGAAGTGCGTGAGAAAGACACGGATGATGGATGTGCATATGTGATTTACTATTATACGGACCGTATAGATAAAGGACACAAGGTTATAACACGTGTGCAGGTGTGGAGTGAGAAAGACACGACATACTATGCGATGGTTGACGACGGCGAACTCATGATTGATGATTCCGTAGAGATCAATCCAAGACCGCATATCCTGTACAAGAAGAATGGCGGGAAGGAAGATGATACATACTATGAATCGCTCGGATTTATTCCGTTCTTCCGGCTGGATAATAACAAGAAGCAACATTCGTCTCTGCGACCGATTAAACCGCTGATTGATGATTATGATCTGATGGCATCGAGCTTATCCAATAACCTGATTGATTTCGACACCCCTTTGCATGTGGTTAAGGGATACGAAGGCGACAACATGGACGAGTTGCAGACGAATCTCAAGACAAAGAAGATAATCGGCACAGGAGAGAATGGCGATGTCGACATCAAGACAGTTGATGTGCCGTATCAGGCACGTAAAGAGAAGATGGAGCTTGATGAGAAGAACATCTACCGCTTCGGTATGGGACTGAATACAGCAGGATTGAAGGATACGGCTGCAACGACCAACATTGCAATCAAGGCGGCATATTCGCTCTTGGAACTGCAGTGTAATAAGCTTGAGATCCGGTTGAAGAAGCTACTCCGGCACCTTGTACGGATTGTAATTGAAGAGATCAATAAGACAGAGAAGAAGGGTTATCAGGATTCCGATGTGTATTTCAAGTTTGAGCATGTGATTATGAGCAATGCTCAGGAGAATGCACAGATCAAGCTTACGGAAGCGCAGGCACATCAGGTTGTAATCAACACGATCATGTCTTTAGCGGATACATTAGATGATGAGACGATTATCAAGGCTATTTGTGATGAGTTAGATATTGACTATGAAGAGATCAAGGACAAGCTGCCGCAGGACGCAGAAAAAGATACAGCGGATGCCAAGCGGCTATTGGATGGAGTTGTGACGAGTGAACAAGCGACAGAAGGAAGTTCTACAAGCACAGCTGAATAGTGAAGAAGAGGTTATTGCACAGTTAAAAAGTGTATATGAGCAGGCTCTAAGAGATTGTGAAGCAAAGATACAGGAGTTATCAATGCGGGCAGATCTTGAACCAGAGAATTTAAAGTCAATCATATATCAGAAGCAATATCAGGAAGCAATCAAGGCGCAGTTGGAAGGAGCACTTACAAATCTGCAATCAGATTCATATGCAACTGTATCCGATTATCTGACACGGAGTTATCAGGATGGATATCTAGGCTCTATGTATGATATGCAAGGGCAGGGAATCCCTCTTGTGATGCCGATAGACCAAGAAGCTGTGACAAAGGCGGTGATGCTTGACTCCAAGCTATCCACGTCTCTGTATGACCGAATGGGCGAAGATGTTAAGGCAATCAAGAAATCCGTGCGGCAGGAGGTATCGAGAGGACTTGCGCAGGGTATGACGTGGAGCAACATTGCATCGAACCTTGCACGGAATATGAAACATACGCCGTTCCAGAAGGCGTATAACAACTCAATCCGGATTGCCCGGACAGAAGGACACCGCATACAGAATCGTGCCGCATTAGACGCACAGAAGAGAGCAATCGATCGTGGTGCAGAGGTCGTGAAACAATGGAATGCAGTTCTCGACGGAAGAACCAGATCTGAACACCGAGAATTGGATGGACAGATACGAGAAGTCGGCGAGATGTTTGAAGTCGCCGGATACAAGGCAGAAGCTCCTGGATTGTTTGGTGATCCATCGCAGGATTGTAATTGCCGTTGCTGTCTGGATCAGAGAGCGAGATGGGCGCTTAACTGCGGTATTGTGAAGATGGATAACTTCTCGAAAGAAACAGTCGCTTTCGAATCTCCGGAAGAGTATGCGGAGTGGAAGAAGGTATACTGGTCCGATGAGAATATCGAATATATGCAGCACGTTACGGCAATGGAGAAGAAATATGGCAAGAACTTCGAGAAGATGCTTAATTCCATGACAGATAAGGAATATGAGAAGTATAAGCGGTTGCTGGATAACAATCCGATGTATAAACCGAAAGTGACACTTGTTAAGAATGCAGAAGAAGCTAAAACTGCATTGAAGAATAGAGTTGGCTTTAGAAACTGCAACATAGATTCCATGGACGAAAGACTGATTGTGGATAATACAAATCAGCTGATCCGTCTGGAAAGCAAATTCGGTGTAATACATAAATCCGATTTTGTAGATATTGATGTAGACGTAGGTAATTTCGCCGGAAATGTGAATAGCAGTAGATTAACGCCAGCAAGTCAATATTTGGTTCTGAATAAAAAACGTTATTCGGATAGAGATTCCCTGATAAAGAAGGAAATCAAAGATATGGATAGCGGATATTCGATGCCTTTTTCACGTACAAACGAAGAAGCCTCCATAGCTACGGTAACTCATGAATATGGACATATGTTACAGAATGTTATCAAGAAGGAATATATGGAGTCTCTTGGTTGGAAAAATTCAGATATGTTTGCATTTGTAAATAAAAGTGCAAAAACGGACAAGGCAAAATATAAGTGGTATGCAGATGTTCAAAAAACTGTTCAAAATAATTGTTATGATGAAATAATTGCAATTGCGAAAAGAAACAATCCTGTATTTGATTTGGACGCAAATATATCAGAATATGGAAAGACAAGTAAGGCAGAGTTTTTTGCAGAGGTATTTGCCAACAGCCAGCTCGGAAAGCCTAATGAATTAGGTGTAGCTATGAATGATTGGCTAAATAAGAAATACCTTGCAAATAGCGTGAAAAATGGTACAATAACATTAGCAGATATCAATAAAATGATAACTCCATACGAGAGAAAGGTGCTTGATAAAATACCTGCAAAAAGTGGTTATTTTGATTTTGCAGCGCATGGAAGCCCTGATTATATAGAATATGGGGAAAAAGGAAAAAATATGTCTGCAAGAGATGTGGCCAGAGTTATTTCTCATAATGAAAAGTACAATGGTCAAAAAGTACGAATGTTATCATGCAGTACAGGTGCATCGGATGATGGATTTGCTCAACAGCTTGCTAATTCGCTAGGCGTTGAGGTAGAAGCTCCTACAGATGTGCTGTATGTTTATGAGGACGGACATTTCAAAGTAGGTTATGACGGAAGTGGAACAATGAAAACATTTAAGCCACAAGGAAAGCGGTGATAATATGACATTTTTTGGATTTTTCAAAGGAATGAAATATGGAAAATGCGAAGATGATTTTGATGATTATAAGAAAATCAAAAATCATATTAGCAGAGATAAGATATTAAAATATCTGGAAAGTCTTTCTATTTCGGCTGTTGCGCCTATGTTTACCGAAGATATATTTGATGGGGAAGAAATACCGCAAGCAGGAATATACGAAGATGGGGATTTTACATTTCCAGCTGATTTCTTACACTATTACAAAAAATATGATATTGGAATACCAGAAGAATATGAGAACTATATTAGTTCAAAGGTAAATTAGACGAAAGCACTCCGCAGTAGCAGGGTGCTTTTTCTGTGTAACAAAATAATTATGTAATTTAGACCATGATTAAAACGTGGTCTTTTTTTATGCCCAAAATCGGCTTAAGGCGATTAAACTGTGACGAATACTTACTCCGGCAAGAGTGATAACTGCCATGCGTGACTGCGGTTAAAGTCAAGAAAGGATGGAAACTATGGAACTGAAAGATGTGTTAGGAGAAGAACTGTACAAACAGGTACAGGCAAAGATTGATGAGCAGAATTCAAAGGAAGCGGACAAGCTCAAGCATGTTCGATTTGCGGATCTGTCGGAAGGAAACTACATCAGCAAAGAGAAGTATGATTCCGAAACCGAGAGATTGAATGGACTGATCACCGGCAAAGACACGGAGATCGGCAACGCAAATAAGCTCATCGAAGAACTGAAGAAGGCTTCCAAGGGCGATGAAGGTATGCAGCAGAAGATTTCAACGTATGAGGCGGAGAATGCCCGCTTGCAGCAGGAACTGGAAGAGACAAAGGTCAGCTCCGCATTGAAAGTCGCTTTGTTATCAGCCAAGACGGATGATACCGATTATATGACATTCAAGATCAAAGAGATGCTGAAAGAGAAGGGCGAAGAACTCAAAATCGACGATGATGGCAATATCAAAGGTTGGGATGATATGCTCACAACCCTCAAGACGCAGTTCCCGGCACACTTCGAGAGTTCAGAAGGTGAAAGTCGACAGATTATTGAAAATAAGCTGGACAAGGGAGATCCGGCTGGCGGTTCTGCAGAGCCTAAGGATTTAGCAGAAGCGTTGAAACAGCAGTATGAAGCCGTAACGAACGGCTAAGAAAGGAAAGGTGAAAAACTATGGCAATGACATTAGAAGAAATGAAGAAAGGTATGAGCGATAAGGTATTCTCACAGATTGTGGATATCTTCTTGCGGCAGTCTACCGTGCTCCAGATGCTTCCGTTTGACGATTGTGTATCTGCATCCGGCGGTGGTTCAACAATGAAATACACGTATCTTAGAAAGGTGCTTCCAGCTACAGCAGAATTCCGTAAGCTTGGCGGTTCTTATACAAACTCTGTAGCTACAAAGCATGAGTGCGAAGCAAACCTTGCTATTATGGGCGGCGCTGTACAGATGGACAGAGTGCTTAATATGGTGGCAGGAAACTTCGACAACCTTGCATACCAGATTGAGGAACATATCAAGGCGATTGTTTCTCTGTTCCACTATACACTGATCAACGGTGATGCAACTACAACTGCATCCACAGATCATCCAGAATTTCAGGGACTGGATTCTATGCTTGCAGGAACAGCAACAGAGTATGGAGCATCCAAGTCCATTGACTTGTCTACAATTGACAAGATCAAGGCAAATGCGGACGAGTTCTATGAAGCACTTTCGCTTCTGATCCAGACAACCGCTGCAGATGCTGTTCTTACGAACACAGAGATGATTACAAAGATCCAGACTGTTGCTCGTGTGCTCGGCTATAAGACAGAGAGCGAAGAAGCATTCGGAAAGCGTATTACAACGCTTGATGGTGTCAAGTTCGTTGACATGCAGAATCATTATACTGTGAGCGGAAGCGATGCGACCGCAAATTCGGTTGTAAAGAAGGGAATCAGCAGAAAGATCGGATCAGCAGAGACAGCAACAACAGGACTGACAGACATCTATACAGTCAAGTTCGATGTGAACGATGGTTTCCATGGCATCAGCTTGAATGGTGGTTCGGTTATCAACAAGTACCTGCCTGATTTCAGCAAGCCGGGAACAGTAAAGGACGCAGAGGTCGAGATGATCGCTGCAACCGTGTTGAAGAATACACAGCATGCAGGTGTACTTCGTAACATCAAGATTGCGTAAGCAGAGAGAGGATAGGTGATAAATATGCCAGCAAAGACAGAGACAAAGGCTGTAAAGTGGCTTGTAGTCGTTAACAATGCGCCTGCTTATTGCGGAGTTGGTGCCGGTGGCGTCCAGTTCGCAAACGGACAGGCAGTGATCGAGAGCGAGCGCATGGCATCATGGTTTAAGGAACACGACGGATATACTGTCACAGAGCAGCAGTAAGGCGGTGATCGTATGATTATGACCGTTGAAGAGTTGAAATCATATATCGATATTACTGCGAAGGATCCGGTGCTTGAAGCAAAGCTTCAGGCGCTGGAGCTTCTTATACGGAAGTACACAAATAACAACTTTCAAGACAGAAGCAGACGTTTCAATGCAGAGGTTAAGAGCGGGGTGCTTCAGGGCGCATCCAATCTGTTTGCAGTGGGTGACACCGTGCAGATATCAGAGTCACTGTATAATGATGGCTTGTACATGATTGAAGATATTGATATCGACAACGCACATATGGATTTCGATAAAACACTTTCGGATGAAACGTGCGTACTTGTAACGAAGGTCAAATATCCTATGGATGTGAAGCTCGGTGTAGCCAATATGCTGAAATGGGATATCGAGAACCGGGACAAGGTCGGTATTCAGTCGGAGACACTTAGCCGACATTCTGTGACGTATTTCAACATGGATGGCGATAATTCGCTTATGGGATACCCAAAGTCACTTCTTGGATTCCTGAAGCCGTATATGAAAGCGAGATTTTAAATGGATGGTGATTAGATGATTGGCGGAAATATAACCGGTCAGATTCAGCTCTGTAAGACAGAGACGAATATCATCGGTTCATGCGATAAGACATGGGAGACTGTGGATGATATAACAGGGTATCTTGATCTATCGACAGGAGACAGCAAGTACACAACATACAATGCTAAGATTCAGGAATCTACGCACGTGTTCCTTGCAGACTATAAGAAGCTCGACAGCCGCATCAAGGCGGAGAACAGTCGGATGGTGATCAATGACAAGGTGTATGACATCATGGTGATTGACGATCCGATGGAACTGCATAAGCAGTTGGAAATCTATCTGAAATACACAGGAGGTCAGTAATATGTCCGATGTAGAGTTTGAGAACAATTCTATACGGATCAAGAAGGCAATCAGAGAAAAGGCGATTGCATTTCTTGAAGAAGCGGCAGGAGAAGTGCAGACGGCTGTACACAATGCATCCAGAGTAGATACTGGAGAGACAAGGGGTTCATACACTTATGTAGTCGATGAATCTGAATTAGAAGCAACAGTTGGATCTCCAGAAGAAAATGCCATCTGGGAAGAGTTCGGTACTGGCGAATATGCCGTGAATGGTAATGGTCGTAAAGGCGGCTGGTATTATGAGGATAAGAAGGGAAATGGACACTTCACACATGGTAAGACACCGAATAGACCGCTTGAAAAAGCCTTCAAGGCTACGAATGGTGCAATTCAGAATCGTGCAAATGAAATATTTGGAGAGTTGAAATAATGAGTATAGCAGCATTAAATTATGTTGGTGAACTAATGAAGTCCAGCGGGATTCCATACCAATTCGGAGAATGGGTTGGTGAAATACCAGACCGATATTATGTTGGAGAGTACATGGAAGATGATTCTCCGACCAAGGAAGAGGATGGAAGTCAGGGGACAACATTTATATTGAATGGATGGACACGTGGGAATCCGATTCTATTTGAGCAGGACAAAGAAACAATAGAGAGATTCTTACCACAGTCACGCATGAATCAGGATGGTTCGTGTGTGACTGTTTTTTATTCAAATGCATTTTCGGTACCGACCGGAGATGGGACATTGAAGAGAATTCAGATCAATCTGACTATAAAAGAATGGAAGGTGATATAAATGGCAGAAAACACATGGAAAGAATTATGTGTATCTGGCGTAACAGCGGATACGCCGAAACGGATACTGTTAAATGCGTGTGTGCTGTACAAAAACTTTAAGTATGACACAAGCAAGAAGGTGTGGACAGGTACTTTGCTTGGTGCTACATCTGGCGGTACAAAGTTCACGATTGCTCCAGTGATTACAAATATCTCGGTGGATGGTGTGCTTGTTAATGCGAAGGGACTTGTGCAGAAAGTTGGCGAGACGGCAAAGGTTGAGACGAACATGGTCGAGCTTACAAAAGAATGGTTGAAGGCAACAACAATCGGAAAGGAAGGAACGTCGGTAGATGAAACTATGGATGTGATTGAATCCAAGGCAACAATCGAAGACAGCGATTATGTCGAGAATTTCGCATGCGTCGGATACAAGACGAATGGCACACCAGTAATCGTATTGTTTGATTATGCGCTTTGTACATCTGGCTTGTCGGCAGATACGAAGAACAAAGAGGCATCAACAATCCCAACGACATTCGATTGCTATGCTGATCTCAAGGCAGGCGCTATGACGAATGTGCTTCCGTATCATATCTATATGCCGAAGGAAGTTGTTGAGAGTAATACAGTTGATCAGTTGCTGGATGATGCAGCGTAATACCGAATATTAGGAGGATAAGTAACTATGGAAAAGGAAATGACAACAGAAACAGAAGTAATGCAGGGAACATTGGTAGAAGCAATAGAAGGAGTTGTACAATCTGTACAGGAAGAGATAAAGCCGTATACATTACGACCATTGAAGTCGAAAGATCTCTTTCCGATGATGAAAATTATTTCATGTATTAAAATCAGCAAGTTTTCTGACTGCTTTTCATCGGATGCAACTAAGCGCCTGATAGAAAAATCGAAACAGAATCAGAATATCACGATGGAAGATGTAGAAGAGATCGGTATGGGTGTTGCGCTTGAGATTGGCGATGTTATTCTGGCGAATCTTCCGAATGCTGAGAAATACATCTATCAGCTTCTCTCGAATCTGTCAGGTATGACAGTAAAGGAGCTTGAAGATATGAATCCGGGAATGTTCTTTGCGATGATTATGGATGTGGTCAGACAGAGTGGATTCGCAGATTTTTTCAAGGTTGCTTTGAAATCTATCGGGTAGGTGATTTAGAGTTTTGGGACTTGCTATTCAAGCGATATGCAAGTCCTTTTTTATTGATGGATGAGATGATTGCGACAGATCGCTTGGTAGAGTTCGTGGATTCAATTGTGAAGCGGACGAACAAGGATACCGAAGAGGATGTGCTGTGGGAGTTTTTCTTGAACAAGGTGCAGGGAGAGTCCTATGAGAATTTCGTAAATCGTGTACGTGGTCAGGCATCATCTCAGAAATCACTATCCGATGAAGAGATCAAAGCGATGGTGGAAAATTCAATGAATGCATTCGGCATTGAATTGGTATAAGGAGAATGCGATGGAATTATTTAAGATATTTGGACGAATCGCACTCAAAGGACAGGAAGAAACAGAAGATGGTTTAGATTCTGTGGCGGGTAAGGCATCCGGCGTAGGACAAGCTCTTCTGAAGGGAATTGGAACATTTGCAAAGTGGGGAGCTGCGGCGGCAACGGCAGCAGCAACAGCAACGGCGGCGCTTGTGAAGAGTGCTGTGACAGCATATTCGGATTACGAGCAGTTGGTCGGCGGTGTCGAGACACTGTTCAAGGATTCGGCAAGTGAAGTACAGAAATATGCTGCAAACGCATATCAGACGGCTGGATTGTCTGCAAACGAGTACATGGAAACTGTCACAGGCTTTTCGGCGTCATTGTTACAGAGCTTGGATGGAGACACAAAGGCAGCGGCTGAAAAGGCGAATGTAGCAATCACGGATATGTCCGATAATGCAAATAAGATGGGTACCTCAATGGAATCCATCCAGAATGCATATCAGGGATTCGCAAAGCAAAACTACACTATGCTTGATAACCTCAAGTTAGGTTATGGCGGTACCAAAGAAGAGATGCAGCGACTTTTGGAAGATGCGGAGAAGTTATCCTGCCAGAAGTTTGATCTATCATCATATGCGGATATCGTAGATGCGATTCATGTTGTGCAAACAGAAATGGGCATCACAGGTACTACCGCAAAGGAAGCGGCAACAACAATTCAGGGATCTGTGAACATGACGAAGGCGGCATGGCAGAATCTTGTCGTTGGAATCGCTGATGATACGCAGGATTTCGATGTACTTGTCAATAATTTTGTAGAATCCGTTACGACTGCCGGTAATAATATTCTGCCACGAGTGGAAATTGCCTTGAAGGGCGTTGGTACGCTCGTAGAGAAGCTTGCACCGATTATTGCAAAGACAGTACCGAATATCGTATCAACAACGTTACCGAGTATGATCAAAGCAGGCACCAGCATGATCCGGGCGTTGCTGGATGGATTGCTTAAGGCGGTGCCAGAGCTGATACCATGCTTTAAGGACATTATCAATCAGCTGATTGAGGTGATAGTGGACAATCTGCCACTGATCATCGAAGCGGCTGTTACGATAGCCGGAGCAATTGTATCTGGACTTGTAGAAGCGTTGCCGGATATACTCACTGCAGGTATTCAGCTGATACAGAGCTTGGCGCAGGGTCTTACCAATGGCATTCCGACTATTTTATCGACAGCAATTACAATTGTAAGTCAACTTGCATCAACATTGATTCAGAACGTGCCACAGATTGTGCAAACTGGCATTCAGTTACTGTTAGGTTTAGCGAATGGAATTTTGCAGGCGGTACCGCAGTTGCTTCAGGAGCTTCCGGGGATTATTACGCAGATGGTCGAAAATATATTATCTTGTATACCTATGATCATCGAGTGCGGAATTGAATTATTGACATCACTGGTTGATGCGTTGCCGCAGATTATACAGTCGATTGTTGCAGTATTGCCACAGATTATATCGAGTATAATTGAGGCGCTGCTTTCACATATTGATGAGATTATTCAGGCGGGCATTAAGCTACTTGTAGCTCTGATTGATGCATTGCCACAGATTATCGATACGATTTGTAAGGCACTGCCACAGATCATAGAGGGAATTACAGGTGCATTGCTAGATCATATTGATGATATTATTGCCGCAGGCGTTGAGCTTTTTATGGCGCTTGTAACTAATTTACCACAGATTATAGTAAGCATTGCAGGTAAGGTACCGCAGATTATTACAGGCATTGTATCCGCTATAGGTCAGTGCCTTGGTGAAATGTGGGAAGCAGGAAAACGGCTTATGAATAAATTGTGGGAAGGTATGAAAGCAATTGCCCCGGATATAGCTGCGTGGACAAAAGAATTTGTAAAGAGTATTTTCACACTGAATATAAATGTTGGTGGTGTGGCTCAGAATATTGCAAATAAAGCGGCGCAAGCAACAGGCTCTGGAAATACAGGAAGTTTTACAGCTAGAAAGCATGCAAAAGGCGGTGTTGTTGAGAAAGGTGAGATTGCACTTCTGGAAGGTGACGGAGCGGAAGCCGTTGTACCGCTGCACCAGAACCGTATGTGGATTTCGCGAGTAGCGCAGGATATGAAGAATGCGTTAGATTATGGTCAGTCATCATCTGGAAGCAAAAATGACAATGCACTGCTTGAGCTTATATATGAGCTGTTAGAGCGGCTTCCGGATCTGATACTTGAGGGTATGGAATCCGTGAATATGAAAGTTGATAAGAGAGAATTTGCAAGAATGGTAAAAGAGGTGACGGCAACTTGATAGAAAAAGCACGATATGTCAATCATATGAACGAGGTAATTGAATTTGGTGCGAATGGCATCTATATCAACGAGAACGATCTGCATGATTTCGCATGGACAGCTACAAGCATGAATGACAAAATATCGTCATTTAAGATGGGAATTGTCAAGAAGTCGTTGCCAGTCGTTTTTGCATGTAGAAATGATGACGAGGGCACAGAAAGTAGAAATCGTTTGTTTGAGGTGTGTGAAAAGGATGTAGTTGCCAGAAAACATGGAAAACTCTATATTGGCGATTACTATATGCGGTGTTATGTCACAGGATGTAAGGCGTCAAAATACACCTATAATAAGCGATACATGAAGAATACGTTGACGATTCAGACGGATTATCCGCAATGGATAAAAGAAACGATTATTACATTCAATTCAAATGAGGAGATAGTTGGTAAAAACTTAGACTATAATAACGATCATCCATATGATTACACATCAAATATTCTTGGTAAAAAACTGCAAAATGCGGATTTTGTAAATACAAATTTTCGGATGCGTATTTATGGACCATGCAAAAGTCCAGAGATATTGCTTGGAGGACATATGTATTCGGTGGATGTTGATATTGAAGCAAACGAGTACCTGACGATTGACTCTGTAGAAAAGACAATAATCTTGTATGAAAGCGACGGTAGTCAGCGGAATTGTTTTGATCTGCGAAATAGAGATTCTTATATATTTCAAAAGATCCCGCCGGGCGTAATGGATGTAGCTACTTCGTCAAATTTGATATTTGATATTACATTGTTGGAAGAGAGGAGCATACCAAGATGGACTTAATTTATATGAATGAATCCAAAAAGGATATCGATGTGCTCAAAGATTATACATTAGATCTTGCATATGGAAGCGACGAGAATGATTTTGAATGTAAAGTAAATATCAATAATAACGTATGTAAAACTGGTTATTATCTTTATTTTGAGGGCGAAGAATATGGCGGAGTGATAGATTCCGTTGGCGTTGATACAGACGAGACGACTGTAACATACTCAGGTCGTACATGGCATGGCATACTTGAGTCTAAAGTGCTGCAACCAGATGAAGGAGAAGACTATTTGATCGTATCTGGAGAAGCGAACGAAGTGTTAAAGCTTTTGATCGACCGGATGGGACTTTCGGAGCTGTTCAAGGTAAGCACTCTGAATTCAAAGATACAGATATCATCTTATCAGATGAATCGTTATATAAAGGGTTATACAGGCATCATAAAGATGCTGAAAGCATACAATGCAAAACTGAATATGGTATTTAATAGAGGATTTGTTGAATTATCGGCAAGTCCTCTTACTGATTATAGTCGGGATGAGCAGTTTGATACAGATCAGATAAGTTTCACAATTAAGAGAAATAGCAAGCATATCAATCATGTTATATGCCTTGGACGAGGTGACCTGAAAGATAGACGAGTAATTCACATTTACTGCGATTTGCTTGGTAATATCAGTGGAACACAGACACTTACCGGATTGGATGAGATGTGTGAGATCTACGACAATTCCAATGCTGAATCAGATGAGGATTTGATTCAGGGTGGAATTGATAAGATAACAGAGTCTTTTGCAAGTGACTCGGTCGATTTTTCGTTGGACAGTAACGATCAATATATATTTGATGTAAATGACAAGGTAGGGGCAAGAGAGCAGATTACAGGAACTTATGTAGTTGCGTCCGTATCTAAGAAAATAGTCAATATCAGTAATAACAGTACATCAATATCTTATGATTGTGAGGCAGATACAGTGAGTGTGTCTGCTGGTCCATATCCATCTTCTGGTGACGGATCTGGGCAGACAGTGAGCATCAAAATAGGATCAGTGACAACAGGTGGCGCTGGTTCAGATGCGGAAGTGAAAAATGCTGGAGACAACAAGAATATGATTCTTGATTTCGTGATACCGAAAGGCGACCAAGGAGATAAGGGCGAAGATGGAGCACCGGGAGCTGATGGTAAGGATGGCATCGACGGTAAGAGTATCAGTGAAGTTATCAACTATTATTTGGCGACATCTGCTTCAAGTGGTGTCACAGCGAAAACAGCTGGATGGACAACAACAGTGCAGTCAGTTTCATCTAGCAAAAAGTATCTGTGGAATTATGAAGTTGTAAAACTGTCAGATGGAACGATCATAAGTACATCAATGCCATGCATTATTGGTGCATATGGTGATAAAGGAAATCCGGGAGCCGATGGTAAGGACGGAAGTGACGGCACGAATGGAACTGACGGAATAGGAATTAAGGAGATAGAGGAGTTTTATGCTGTATCAACCTCGAATACTAAAGTACCAACATCATGGTCTACAACAGTACCGACGATGACAGCAACAAACAAGTACCTTTGGAACTATGAAACGATCACATATACGAACAATACTTCGGTAGATACTGCAAAGAAGGTTATTGGTGTGTATGGAGATAAGGGAGCTACCGGAGCCAAGGGCGATACTGGTGCAACCGGTAAAGGTGTTAAATCAACTGTGGTGACTTATCAGGCATCGTCTAGCGGTACAACAACCCCAACTGGAACGTGGAGTACGACGATTCCAACGGTATCAGCAGGACAGTATCTTTGGACAAGAACGATTATCACCTATACAGACAACACAACATCTACATCATATTCAGTTGGGCGTAATGGAACGAACGGTACGAATGGAACCAATGGAACGAACGGCAAGGATGGAGCAGCTGGAAAAGGTATCAAATCCACGGTAGTGGCATACCAAGTTGGAGCATCGGGAACAACAGTGCCAACCGGGACATGGTCTACGTCGATACCGGCTGCGGACACATCAAAGCCATATCTTTGGACAAGGACGATCATCACCTATACGGACAACACAACATCAACGTCGTACAGTGTAGGTGCTACGCCAGAAGGAATGGTTCAAAAGAAAAAAATCATTTCTGAAATCAACCAGTCGGCAGAGGAGATTTCAATCAAGGCTGAAAAAATCAGTCTCGAAGGTCTTGTCACCGCCAATGAGAATTTCAAAGTGCTGGAAGATGGCTCAATAGAGGCGAAAAATGGTAAGTTTACTGGCGAGATATATGCTACGAGCGGTAAATTCGAGGGCGAAATAGTCTCATCTAAGGCGACTATTACTGGCGGAAGCGTGAATATCACTAGCGATGGAAGCAAATTAGCGTATATCGCTTTAACCTCAACGAATGTTCCCATTGGTTATGGCGATAAAATAGGAACCATAGCTACACAGATAGGTTCTGATGGAATTGCTTGTCAATCTGAAAAGTTTCGAGGAGATTTTAATGCTTTGGGCATATATATGGCAGAGGGATATGAAAATGAAGGGTATTTTTATTCGAATCCGAATGGAACACATGCGTCTATACTATCTGCTGACGTATTATCTGTGTCGGGCAACCTCACCGTCTCAGGAACAATCAATGGTATGAAATGGAATTGGTCTGGACAAGGCGGACAGCCAAGTTGGTTGTGGGGTGGAAATGATGGTGCAAACATGTATGTATATAATCCATCAAACTTTAGCGTAAACTATGCTAAATCTGCAAATTATGCTAATAGTGCTGGTGGTATTTCGGCACCTATATATGGATATGACAAAAATGTTAATATTACATGTGGCGGATGGAATACCCCTGCTAGCGTGACACTTCCTGCTGGAACATATGTCGGAATAGTGTTTGCAAAGATGTATGGAACTCCTGCATCCAGAATGGTTATGGTTTTTTCAACTAATAGTGGAGCTACTGATGCGGGGGCTTATATGTCAGATGATAATATGGATAGGGCATGCTGTAGTTCCCCAGTTGTTATAAATGTTAGTAGTAACACTAATTTTTATTTGAGGGTATACAACAGTATGTCAGGAGTTAGAGCATGTCATTGCGGGTGGTACTTAGTAAAAGTTAAATAATAAAGACCTTGGAGAGGGTCTATAAACACTACTACTTTATGAAGCGAGGAGTCAAAACATTATGAAAAAATACATTACAACATTAAGCAAACTGTTTGATATTCGTCAGTTGATCGCCAATAATGGCATCTTAGATCTTGCGTTCTCGCGTAAGGCAGGACTGTCCGTTGCTCGTAATATCAAGAAAATTGATGAGGATCTTGTGGAGTATGACAAGGCTCGTGATGAGCTGATACGAAAGTACTCTGACGACGGAGTTACTATGAACCGTTCAAATCCGAACTGGGACGAGTTCATCAAAGAGTTTAATGAGATCGGTTCAGTCGAAGCGTCGCTGGAAATCAACACGATTACAGCTGATGATCTGCCAGAGAACATCACACCAGCAGCATGTCTCGCAATTGAATTCATGATCGGAGAGGAGTAGCACATGACGGATGTTGAAAGAAAGATGACTACAGATGAGATTAAAGGACTGTTGACTGGAATTTCATCAATTTGTTGTTCGGCGGCTACATCACTTGATTTTTCTGGGACAGATGAAATCACACCTAAAATGGATGCTGTATTAGAATACATATCTCGTATTGAAGAAAAGGTTAATGCATTAAACAATTTGGATGATTCAGGAAGTAATGCTGAAGAGGACAATGCTGCAATGACAACTGTTATTGCATAAAATAAAAAGAAGGAGGCTGATTATTATGCAGATAATCGACACACATTTAAAGTTTAAATCTCTTACAAAGAGAAAAAACACAGATGGAGGAGCTGTATTTCATCATGCTGCATGTCACGGTAGTGTAGAGGATATTCACAGAATGCATCTTGCAAATGGATGGTCTGGCATTGGGTATCATATCTATATTCGTTTGGATGGCAAAGTATACAAAGGCAGACCAATCGATATGATCGGCGCACATGCATCTGGTGTGAATTACAACACGATTGGAGTTTGCTGTGAGGGAAATTTTGAAAATGAACAGATGCCAGAAGCACAGAAGCAGGCTTTGAAAGAAGTTGTTTTATTGCTTCGTAAGGAATATGGAATTACTCGATTCAGAAAGCATAGTGATGTGAGTAAGACTGCCTGCCCTGGAAAAAACTTTCCGTTTGGAGAAGTGGTGAAATCCGAGAATATCCCATCGAAGACTGAATCTATACAGCAGATTCAACATATCGCTGGTAAGGGCGCTATCATTCGTGCCGGACAGATCCATGCGAATAATTTTGCCGGTGCCGGAATCGTAACGGATGGTATTCGTGGAAATGCGACCATTAAAGCCGGAATTAAGGTGTTACAAACAGCGATGAACTTAGACTATAAGTCGAAACTTGCGGTTGATGGGATTTATGGATCTGCCACTAAAGCCGCACTTGGAAAGCACTATGTAAAAAAGGGCGAGAAACAGTACATGGTTACTGCACTGCAGATTTTGCTTATGCTTAAAGGATATGCGTGTGATCTCACATGTCCGGGGGTATTTGACACAGCTACAGAATCAGTAGTGAAAGAGTATCAGAAAAACAATCTGCTTACAGTTGATTGTGTTGTTGGATATAATACATGGATGTCGCTTATTCACTAAGTGGAGAAAGAAGGGAAAGACTATGGCACATTTAGTAACAGGGTATGCCGGGAAAGAACATATTAGATCAGCAGATCAGGGCAGCTTCAATGCTGCCTTTTTTGGTGATGGAGAATTTGTCATGAGTAGCGGATCAAGATTTGCAGGAGCAATTATCAATAACAACACAGTTAGAATTTCTGACGGCGATATGCTGATGCAGGGCAGACATATCCGTATTGAACCGAATACTTATGAAGATTTGACAATATCGACAGGTACCGCAGGAACAAATCGAATCGATCTTATCGTAATGACCTACGAGAAAAATGCGGCATCCGGTATTGAATCTGCAAAGTTAGAAGTTGTACAGGGGACAGCAACGTCAGGAACACCGTCTGCTCCTGAAATAGTAAGTGGAGATATTTTAAATGGTGATTTGAAAAATCAAATGCCGCTATATGCGGTTTATGTATCAGGTGTAGCACTGACCAAGATATCAACACAGTTTATGGTCTGTCCGACATATAAAGATTTAGCAATCTATTATGCACAACAGTTCCAGAACGCATGCGAAACACATTTGAATTCTTTAAATATCATTGACTCTGCTGATGCAATCGACGCAAATTCAGCAGCAAATCAGCTTGCAGGAGCACTTGGTGTTAAAGAGCTTGCAAGTCAAAAGGCACCAGTGGCGCATATACATGATGATTTATATTACAGAAAAGCTATACTTGACCAAGCACTTAGTGCTAAAAGCGATACTAATCATAATCATGACGAAAGATATAGTCGTGTTAACCATAATCATGATGAAAGATATTGTTTGCCGGTTGGTACAGCTGTACTTAATTCGAACCTATATAGTGCACCATTTAAATACGGTAAATGGAAATGTGCAGGATATGTTAATATTGAACTGTATGATGCCAATGGTGAAATTAGAATAATAGCTCCATATGTTTGGACCAGAGAATCATAGAAAAGGGGTAAAACATGACATCAATAATATCTGCCATGATTGCGGCGTTTGTTACATTGATCGTATGCTTAATCAATAATCACTATCAGCAAAAGGCTGCAAGCAAAAAGCATGATGAAACAATTGCATTGATAGAGTACAAGCTTGATGAGCTATCAAAAAGAGTAGACAAGCACAACAATGTTGTTGAACGTACATATCGTTTAGAGGAGCAACAGGCGGTCGCAAATGAGAAAATTCGTACCGCAAATCATAGAATTGAGGATTTAGAAAATTTAGAGAAGAAAGGATGATGAATATGGATTTATCAAATTATGTAACAGTATTACCGATCGTGATCATTTGTTATCTGGTTGGAATCGGGTGTAAGGCGAGCAAGAAGATCAGCGATAAGGTGATACCAGTAATCGTAGGAATTGTGGGAGGAATCATTGCAGTACCTGCTATGTATGTGATGAAGAGCTTCCCAGCGGAAGATATTATTACAGCGATTTCGGTTGGCATCATGTCTGGTCTTGCTTCTACCGGAGTAAATCAGATTTATAAGCAGAGCAAGAAATAATTTACTGCGCATTTACTGCGCACAAATACTGCGCATGTTTGCATTTTGTGAGTTATAATACATATCAAAAAAGTGTTTAACCACCTGCGTTTGCGCGACTTTGCATTATAATAGGAAGAAATTCGAAATCCGGCTCTGGGCATCTTTTTTATTTGGCGGAAACCACGTAGAATCAAGGGTTTCCGCCGTTTTTTAATGGTTGAAAAATCGCCTAGGTGGGCAGATAGTGGGCAAAAATTATGAGAAGAGTTTTATTTGATCTAGCTTTCGGTTATCATTTTCAATAACTTTTTGTGTAACATGAATATAGATCTTGCTTGTGATTGTAGATTTGCTGTGTCCTAATCGGCGGGCAATCTCATCCGGAGTCATGCCGTTTGCAGCGAGAAGCGATGCGTGCGTGTGACGTAACATATGAGGTGTTACACGTCGGGCAAGAAGCTTCTCAGATATGATACGAAGGTATTTTTCATAGCCAGCTATTTGCATATGATCACCTTTGTTGTTTGGAATCAAAATATTTGACCTGAAATTGTTTGCAAGCATCAATTCTTTTCTCCATAGCATACATTTTTTTAGTTCTACTAAGAGTGTCGGCTGGATATGTATTACACGTTTGGAATTGTCAGTCTTTGGTGTAGTTACAATGTCGTGCTTTGAATCGTATGTTTTGGAAATTCGAATTGTTAACTGATCCAAGTCAATGTCGGATATTTCTAGTGCTGATAATTCGCCGAAGCGCAGACCGGATAGCAACAGAATTGATGTTGTGTAGTACCAGCGCCAATTCTCGTCATTCTGGATATAGTTAAGAAGTTTTTTTGCTTCTTCAGGTTCCAAGTATTTTGTTTTGATTTCGCTGTCATCTGACGTATCATTAAATTGTTTGAGCTTCGTAAGTAACCGCATATTATCATGATAGTCATTCTCATATCCCCAATTCAACATTGCTTTGAAGCGTGTTATGTATGAGTTCAATGTCGTAAGTTCTTTTCCGGAATCAAGCAATTTGGACTTTACATATTGTGCTGTCAGATTGTTGACAATTGCATCCTGATTCAGTATTTCTATGACAGACGAAGTGACACTTTCATTCCGATCAACTGTGCTGTCTTTATAAATGATTCTTTGGGCTTTCAGATATTCCTTTTGGAGTTTAGAAAGAGTTACCGTGTTGTCGGTGCATTGAAGGTTTTCAATCGTAGCTTCAATTTTTGCAGTAAGCTCTCGCTGCGCTTTTTTCTTGTTTTGGGGAGTATCTTTTTGCTTAAAGACAGTCACGACCTTAGTTTTCTCAGTCAGAGGATCTTTGTATCGTTCACGATAAACTACTCCATTTTTTCTAGGTTCACACCACATAAAAAATCCCTCCTTTTAATTGTAAATTAAAGAAGGGGATGGTATAATATGTTTGTATGTTTTATGTATGCCATCCCCTTAGATGGTGTATCTGAGTCCCTCGTGCGCCAACACGGGGGATTCTTTTTGTTATGAAGTTATGAAGCAGGGTACAATCTGTACCCAAGTTGTAAAAGTTGCACCGGTGCAACAGTATTATTCATCGATGCCAATTCGTTCTTTTACAAAGATATTGAATAAATATCCAGTAGCGAGACAATCGGATGCAGCTCTATGTGCATAATGATTATCTCTAATTGAATAATAATCACAAAGAGTAGTAAGTTTATGATCACTTACATCTCCATAGATATCATTCGATGATTTTGCTTTTGTAAGAATTTTTCTTGCAAGTTCCAAGGTATCATAATATTTCCGCTTGACTTCAAAGAAATCCAATCCGTTTTTGTATAAGAATTTTATATCAAACAATAAATTATGTCCGACAATCGCGGATTTTCCAATAAAATCAGAAAGTGCAGGTATCACAGCTTGAATACTTGGAGCATTTGCAACCATATCGTTTGTTATACCATTGATATCGGTAATCTCTGGAGATATTTCTTTTTTTGGTTTTATAAAAGTCTCAAATTTACAAATTGGAATCCATTCTTCAAAGCGTATAGCGGCAACCTCAATAATTTCATCTCTACTTGCAGTAAGTCCGGTTGTTTCCACATCAACAACGGTGAAAAAACCTAGCCGCTCATAGTTGGATTTTTTTGTTATAGAAGAGAATGTAATATCTTCAATATTGCTTAATGCATTTTTCTTTATTTTTTCACTTGATAACTCGATAGGGTATAACTCAATAGATTCAAGTGTTGGTAAAAATGCAGCTTTTTTCAAGGCGATTTCATGTGTATTTATAATATATTTCTCGCAATTATCAATAAGTTTATAAAGTTTTTCTATTATGTTGTTCGGGTATGTAGGATCGTCTTTATGAATAATCTCATTTAATCCGGGAATCTTGCCGAAATCATGACCACGATCAAAGGTTGAATCATATTTGATATTCAGATCCATAATATTTTTTAAGTAGTCGAGTTCGGAAAGCTTTTTGATTGTCTCTCGGATTTGTGTGCATTGTTCCATAGCATGATCAAAATCGTCGGACTCGTGGTAATTATGCGCAGAATTATATAGTGAAACTATAAGTTTAATATAATCCGTTCCCTGAGCTAATACAGCTTTCTTCTTTCCAGCAAGTAAAGCTTCCTGTTGACCAATGCACTTCTTGCACAATCCATCTGCATTTACATGAAGAAATAGTCCTTTTTTACCACATCTTTTACATACTGCCATATAGGTATCCCCTTTGTATATTAAAATTTTTTAATTTCTCGTATTTTAGCTCGTATATTTTGTTAAATATCGTTTTACCATATATAGAACCGTATTTTATTTCAAAAAATAAAAAACAATCTAATCATGGAGCATATATTAAATGAAAATATTAGTTTGGCAGATAAGAACAGCAAAACGGATCACATTAGTAGAACTGGCAAAGCGGTCTGGCATCGGAAAGTCTACGATCAACAATATTGAAAATGAAAAAGTATCTCCGACATTGATGCAACTGGAATCGCTGGCGGCAGCTCTTGAGGTCCATATAACTGATCTGTTTGAATCTGACTGGAAATAATTTCCACAATTATGGAAATATCGCTAATTATTTCATGCATCACCCCGAAATATGCTACTATACCAGAGAGGAGGTGGGGACTCTATGAACTACAAAAGAGCAATCCTCGATATGTTGGGGAAGATACACGACGATAAAATCCTGAAGCGGATTTATAACTTTGTTCGGTATCTGTACATCGGAGCTGGCAAATAGCCAGCTCTTTTTAATCCTCTTTGTTCTGGTTTTCATAAAATGAAGATATGTTTTTCAAGATTCTTTCCAAAGCATGAATATCTTCATCGCTCATATCTATCATCATCTTAAATAAGTTTTTACGACTTTCATCCTGACCAAACATGATCTGATCAATACGTGCCTGAAAATCATCATCGGTAGCGACGAACATTTCACCTTCTCCAGTAGTCAGCCACATGTAATCAACATTGAATTCACGACAAATTGCTTTTGTCATTTGTTCAGTTAAATTTCTGTTTCCTTTTTCTATATTGGAGATAGCTACTTTTGTAACACCTAATCGATCACCGAATTTCTCGAGAGTAAGTCCAAGAGAAGTACGTATTTGTTTTATTCTTTCTCCTTGTTCCATATCAAATACCTCCTTGTTTTCATTAGAATACCACCTTTAAGAATGAATTGCAATAGAAAAAGTAATCAGAGATAACAAAAAAGTATTGACAAAGTAATCAATGATACCTATAATGTAATCAAAGATAACAAGGAGGTGAACAGAGTGACAAGAGACGAGAAAAAGACAAACATTGAAAACATGGCAGAATCTGTGATGTCTGTAAAGAATCCCGCGGAGCAGTCCATGATGTTCATGGCGATGTCGGCATATGCGGAAGGCAAGGCAGCAGGCAAAGCGGAAGAGCGTCAGCGTTACAAAAAGGAAGCAGGGTAAAGGGAAGGAGGCGAGAATATGGCAATGAAAGAAACAGAAGCACAAATGAATCTGCAGAAAGTTGATATAGAAATCGATGCAACGATTATATCGGTATGTCAGCAGATACGGAATCTTGATGCAAAAAAAGATGAGAGATATGCAGATGTAGTGGATGCAGTTGCACAGCTGATCAATGCAAAAGCAGCTATGTTGAGAGCATTATAAAAGTGCAGATTGGAGGATATGAGGAAAATGACAAAGAGTGAATTTAAAGATCTGATACATGGGTCCGTAACGGATGAGGAGTACGAGCTGATCGAGACCGTATACATGTGGCATCCAGCAATCCGGAATACATCCGGTAAGGAAGAAGTAGCAGAGCTGTATAAGAGCTTTGGGATAGTGATCTTCTATGATATGTATCCGCGTGCAATGAAGTTAAAGGAGATAGATGAGGAGATTCGGTCACTTAATCGGGCGAAAGACAGCTTGATTGCGAGACGGGAACGATTGAAGAAGGGAGCGTGATGGGATGGCAGATGACTCTCAGATTAAAAACGATTTCGTAAATGAGATTGTGATATCCATGTATGCGGATATTGGAGAGGAATGTGCAACCAGATTGAAGAACGTATTGTATATGAATCTGACAAGGTATGACATGAGCATGAAGTCGACGGACGTGGCTATATACAAGGGTGATGAGACAGAGATATTGCTTCGTAAGTTTTTGATCGCGAAGAAAATAAAGGGATGCACAGATAGGACAATTAAGTATTACAAATGCACGTGTGAAATGTTTTTCAATAAAGTGCAGAAGTCACCAATGGACGTAGATGCCGATGATATCCGGCTGTATATCGCGGAGCGGCAGGCAAAGGACAAAGTATCAAATGTCACAATTAATAATGAACGCCGGAACATAAGCAGCTTCTTTGACTGGCTGCAGAAGGAAGAAATCCGGTTGAAAAATCCGATGATGAAGATTGATGCCATCAAAGAGGTAAAAAAGAAAAAGCATGCATTTACGGAGCTGGAGATTGAAACGATGCGCAATTGTATTAAAGACGAGAAAAACAAAGCTATTTATGAAATTCTCGTATCGACATGGGCGCGTGTATCCGAGGTTGCGCAAATTAGAATAGACGAGATCGAGGGTGACAAGCTCATAGTTCATGGCAAAGGACAGAAGGATCGAACAGTATATTTGAATGCAAAGGCTCAGATTGCAATTCAGAACTATATGCAATTAAGAAGTGACGATAATCCGTATTTGTTTCCGCGCATGGTAGCAGTTAAGAAAATCGGAAAGATAAAAGAAAAAAAGAGCAAGTGGTATCAGAATCCGGACTATATCGATAAAGGACACACAGGAGCTGGAACAATTGAGTACATGATTAGGAAAGTGGGAAAAAGTAACAATATTCAGGCAAACCCACACAAATTCCGAAGAACTGGGGCAACAATGGCGCTTCGATCTGGTATGCCGATTGAGCAGGTGAGCCGGATATTAGGACATAACAGCATAGAGACAACACAGATCTATCTGGACATTAAGGAATCCGATGTCAAAGATGCTTATGACAAATATGCGAGGTGAATATGGACTATAAAAAAGAGATTATTTCGGCAATTCAAAAGATATCAGGACGGTATTCAGTTTATGAGGTATTTGCGGACTGGGTAAAGATGACGGCAATCGCAATTAGTAACACGATAGATATTAACAACTATCCATCACGCGAAAAAGAGTACATGGAGATATCCAATAAATATACGCTGGATGAACTGATGCAGATGTCAGAAATGTGCAGCCTGCTCACAAGAGCGTGTGAAGAGAAAATGGAAGATGTTCTTGGATACATCTATATGCATCTTGAGATATCAAATGCACGACTTGGACAGTTCTTCACCCCGTATCATGTATGCCAGCTTATGGCACAAACATATAAAGCTCCGGAAGATACATTGATCCGGGTAAGTGAGCCAACCTGTGGTGCCGGTGGAAATATCATTGCGATAGCAGAAAAACTGAAAGCCGATGGAATCAATTACCAGGAACGATTGTGTGTCACATGTCAGGATCTGGACTGGAAGGCTATATATATGTGCTACGTACAGTTAAGTCTATACGGAATACCGGCAGTTGTGGTACAGGGCGATACGCTGCGTAAACCGTTCAATGGGAAATTGACTGGAAATGTATATGTTACACCGATGAAGGCGTTGCAATTGAACCGGTAACAGAATGTAACCAGTTGAGTCGGTGACATCAACTGACGGTTAAAGAAAAAGAAAGGAAGTGAAGAGCATGGAGATAACATCAGTTAAGTACATAAGTGCATCACCGTATATTTCAAAAGCGCAGATACAGAAGTCGATGAATGTATCTGCACGGACAGTATCGAACCGGCTTGCAGAGATTGACGAGTATGTGCAGAAGGGACGTTATGGGAACTACACGATTCTTGATGGATGCGGAGTGACGTATGTCAACTATTTGGCTTTCGTCGATTTCTTGCGATATCGAAAAGACTTGAAAGCGGGACGCAAGGTGCCGGCATTTAATCCGACATCGGTCGCGAGACAGATCGGATGGGGCAACCTGCAGGCGGAATATCAGTAAAGAGGGGACGAGAGAATGAGCAACGATATGATTTTTGCTACATACAAATTGGCGGCTATCGCGATGGTGGAAGGTGCTGTACTGCTTTGGATGGGGCTGATATACGGCTTCTGGATCATGGTAGCTGGAACAATCTGGCAGCAGTTGATTGCCCTGGCGAATGAAACGGAGGAAGAGGATGAGACTGAAAGACGAGAAACTAAAGCGTCCGGCAAAGCCGACGCGAAAGCAAAAGGAAATCATGACAAAAAACGGCTTGCGCTGGGAAAGCTGGAACGTCGAGGCAGACTGCGCAGATCACATCATTGTGAAGAGCAAGACGTCAGACCGAAGAAGGGTGGCGTACAAGTGACCAAGATGGATGAGATCATGCACAAAGCATATATGAGTGCAAAGAGCTTCGCAGGATTGGAGCCTCCGGCAGAATGCCTGTATATCGGCAGCAGGATCGCGAATGGCGACCGGTATCGGTACTGGGTAGCAGAGGATGGCACCTATTATCAGGAATCGACCGGAGAAGCTGCACTGAAAAGAAAAAGAGCCGGCTGAAAACCGGCTCAGGTGTAATACCTCGAATCTGAACAATTTGAGTGTATCACACCAAGCTTATATCGTCAAGAAAAGCGGGATAAAAGCTCGCTTTGAGACAGTATTAGCATATTAAAGTTAGGGACAAGGATACACTTTCGATGGCATACAGAAAACATACATTTACATTTACGAATTCCATAGAGCATGCATATAAGTTCGCAGGGCATACAGGAGCAAAAGGCGAGCACCGGGCGAAAAGGAAGAAACCGACACCGGAACAGGTGAAGCGGCAGAATCAGATCAATAAAGAGAACAAATATAGACATTTGCTGAAAGCGAACTTCCTACCCGGCGATTGCTGGATCACATTGAAGTATCCGGCAGGTACGCGAAAAAGCATGGATGCTGTCAAGCAGGATTTGGCACTGTTTGATAAGCGCATGCGGAGAGATTATGTTGCACACGGCGAGAAGTGGAAGTGGATCAGGCGCGTAGAAATTGGCAAGCGCGGTGGTATCCATATCCACCTGATCTGCAACCGAATATGGAACACAGAGCTGCTGATAGCGAAAAACTGGCCGGGATTGTCGCATCATAGCGAACCGGTCCGCGATGAGGAAGGATTCGGACAGCTTGCATCGTACCTGTGCAAGCCGCTTCCGGAAGAGCTTGAACAGGAAAGCATATTTGACCCGGAAGAGATCAAGCGCGCATCCAGTCTTTCTTCGAGTAGAAACTTAGTACGTCCGGAACCGGAGAAGAAAGCATATGTCCGGCGGACTATGAAGAAGATCATCACGGATGGACCTGTAGCCCGTCCTGGTTTTTACATAGATAAAAAATCAATTCGAATTGGCATAAATCAGGTAACAGGGTACAGCTATGTCTATTACACCGAAGTAAAGATACAGCAGACAAAGAGAGTGATACGAGCGCCGGGCGACGATTGACCGAAGTTGCACTGACCGAAGTTGCACCGGTGCAACGAAAGGAGACGAAAATGCAGGAAGTGAGGATATATATTGAGACTTCGACGATTGCACCGCGTGCCACAAAGGCAGATGGTATGTACGTGATGGAAGCATACGAAGATGGACGGCAGATGCTGTACAAGGGCGAGCCTGTGATCGTGTATGAAGTCATGCATTTTGAACATTGCAATACAAACATAATCACGCTGACGCTACTCATTGCGGCGCTGGAGCGTATGCAGAAGGGATGTACTGTGCATATCCACACACGCACGGAGCATGTATTCTGGACGTTGAAAAATGACTGGCTTGGAGGCTGGAAGAAAACCGGCTGGAAGTCTGCGAGAGGTGTTGCAATCAAGAATGCAGAAATGTGGGAAAAAGTCGAGTATTTACTCAATAAAAATGATAGTTGGACTGTATCCGAGGACACGCACGAGTGGAAGGCTTGGATGCAGGAGAAGATGAAGAAAAAGGAAGCATGTTAAGAAGGTGAAAAAATTGCAAAATATAGAAATGCGTAATCAGAAGATTATAGAAAATATCAAACTGGTGTATTTCCATCTGAACAAATATCGAGGATTTCCCAATTATGAGGACATTGTCCAGGTGGGTATGCTGGCATTAGTGGAAGCTATCGACAGAAGCAAGGATTTGGAACATCTGAATCGTAATTACATAGGGCTGTATATACGTGGATATGTGGAGCGATTTGTCAATTATGAAGATGTACCGCTTCGAACGCAATTCAATAGACCAGACGTAGAGAAACCACAGTATGTGGCAGCGGATAAGGCAGTTAATGAAGCTGGAGAGTCTTATGCAGATGTATTTCTTGCAGATACTCATGATTATATTGGTGATCTGGTTACTATGATAGATTTCGGACATATGGTTGATCAGTTGTCTCCGAGAACACAGAAGCCAATGCGGTGCATGCTGCAGGGATATGGCATGACCGATACAGCAAAAATGTGCGGTATATCGTTTGAACGAGTGAGACAGATCAAGAAGCTGTGTAATAGAGAACTGGTTGCAAGTGAGGTGTGACATGACATATAGAGAATTTTTAGAAAGCAAAATCGACCTTGCAACAGACAGCGGATTTGCGGTTGATCGTTCAAAGATCAATCCGGCAT